CATGAACTAACGCTGCTATTTCAAAAGATGTTGCTGTGTGCCATTTTTTTGAGAACGTTGCTCCATCAAATGTGAACTTGTCTGCTTTATAATCTTCCCAGGCATAATGAAACAACAAGCGAATTGGATGCTTAAAATCTAAATTTTTCAATTCGCTTTTCATGTAGGAATCAGCAACTTGTTTTTCAAGTTCTGTCAGTTCACTATATAATTTGTTTTTTCTCATTAAATAGAAATCATTTGAATTGTCAATACTTCTGCTTGTTCCATTGTCAATTTTTCCGGCACGGTTTCCATTATTAAAATAATTTGTAATGCTTTATCAAAATTAGCCGTTTCAAGCATTGTTAATGCTTTTGTTCGACCCCTTTCAATCATTGCTGTGAATTGATTATAAGCTAACTCACCAGCTTCATACATTTGAATTATCAAAACATTCATATTTTCGCTTGTAATACCAAAATCATTCGCTTCGTCAGCAATCATAGCTTCAACAGAAGTGTTTACAATTTCACCTTTGGCAACTTTATATTTTAACTTATACTGTTCGGCCTGTTCATAGATATATTCCCATTCACCTTGTTTATTAATAGATGATGCTAAAGCCCTTCTTCTTAAATAAGTGAAAGCATTTTGAATACGTTTAGTATATTCAATAATTAATTCTTCATTAGAAATTGCTGAAACCCAAGTTCCGTTTTCATTTCTTACTCTAGCAATATCAGTTGGCACTGGTGTTGTAGAGAAAAACTCCCAACCCTCATTCGTTTCTGATTTTATTCCTAAATAGTTTCCTGATTCGTCTGTTTTGTAATACATAATTATGTTATGGATTTAATTTTTGAAGCTCTTAAAGTTTTAATAGAAGCAGTTTCTGTTGCATTACCTAATTGAGCTGTGATAGTTATTTTAAATGCAGATGAATAAGTCAATGAAACATTTGAAAACACAGCACTAGTTCCTAAAACATCAGATATTAATGATGTTGTTGGAGTGATAACACGAACTAAATTCCCGCTTAAAAATGAAATATTTACTCTTTGCATATTTAAACCTCGATTGTTTCCGGTATAAGTAGCAATTAATTCATCTGAAGTTGTTCCGGTGGTTCCAAATCTTATTCTATAAGTAACATTCGCCACAGCTCCTGATTTTTCTCCTGAAATTAAAATAAGCATCGTGTCACCAGCTACAAAAAAACCACCAACAACATCGTCAGAGCTTAAAACAGTTTCCAGCAAGTCACCAGTATGACTTCCAAATGTTCCGTTTTGTTTTGAGATGAATATGTTTTCAGGAATATCCTCTGTTGTCGCTAAATAATAAGTTCCTGAAGAATTTTTTGGATTAGGCTTGTATAATATATCTAAATTTTCTGAAGGTTCTTCAGTCTCATTTTCAAAAGAAAATGATTGATTTTTTGATCGGCTTTCAAATGAATTTTGCTTATATAAACTCACATCACCATTGCCAACTGATATTGCTGAATAATTAAAAATATTATTAATTAAATCGTCATAATTACTACTTAAAGATATTTGACCTTGTGCTAAATAAAAATAAACCCGTTGGAAAGTATCCAAAAGATCCCTTGTCATAGACAGGCTGATAATACTCTGCAACTGGTCCTCCCTATATTCCCCTAAATTGATAGATATAACATCATCGTTAATATCTGTAAATTCAGCAGTTTTACCATTATCCAGTGCACCCTGCAAATCCTGACTAACAGTAATCCCGGCCAAAAAAACACTTCGCAGCATTTTATAGGTCACACCACCGGATATAACTAAAACATAATCTGTATTTTCCGCCGTATTGCGTGCCGGCAACGCTGATCCTTTTATTTTTGCTATACTCATAATTCAATCATTTTATCATCTTCTGTTGTTATAACCACATTATCTTCTGTCGCTAATAAGCGAATAATACCTTGATTCCATTTTTTTGCCGTGAAGCGAATTATATGAATTACATTATTTATCATTTCGGGATGATTTGAGATTGTTCAACGTCGTTAATTATATAAAAATCACTCACTGCTCCAGGTTTAATAAAACTCACTTTACATGGTAAATTATTAGTAATTTCAAAATCACGTCCATTACCCGTGATTGTAATTCCTATTTCAGCTAAAGCATCTAAATCAGGGGTTAAAAAATCTTCATTATACCAAAGAGAGACTTCTCGATACGTGTTTTCAACAAATCCAGCTACCTCAAACCGAACCGTCATTGCGGTACCATCAGGTATATCCGTTGTAGGCGTTTCTGTACTTTGAGCATCACGAACATAAGAACTACGCAAATCAAAAATTTTATCAGTTCTAAAAACATTCCAAACAATTGCACCACCTTCGGTTTCATAAGTCAGTTTATCCAAAACTTCATTCAAAGCTTCTTTTTCTGATCCCGATAAATCACTATATTTAAATGTATTTAAAGGCAGGGCTTCACTGGCATAGTTGTTAACTATATCAATAGTAGTATCGGCATGAATTGTTTTTCTGTCAATCTTAGTGTTCAATTGAATTACTATATCACTCATAACTAATATCTGTTAAAACTTCATATTTTACTTCACGGCCTGTTATAGTTGTTTTGCTGTTAAACAAATCAATTTCAATTCTACTTGCCACAAAATCACGCGGTTCGTTATCATAATAAAAACTTGTCACTTCACCCGGAAAATACAATCCTAAAAGCGTTCCTTCAACCGCATAATAATTATCAGGATGCATTTGATGAATAATTTTTGCCAATGTTTCTACAAAATTTTGTATTGATGATTCGTTATAAATTTTCCAAAACAAACGTTGATTCAAATCTTCTTCAGGATAATTTGAAAGCAAAATTGTGAGTTCATCACCGGCTTCTATTTTTGGTAAATAACTATAATCACTTGGTATTTTAGGATTACCATATCTATCTGTTAAATAATACAAATATTTTAATGATGCTAAAGTTATTCTATTAGTATATACACTATTAAAAAAATCCTGATTACCATTTTCACGGGTAATAAATAAAGATTGTTTTTTTAATTGCTTAAATAAGATATTTTCAACTTGTGATGATATTTGAAAACGCCAGGAAAATATTTTATTGATTGAATTAGTAGAGTTAAACGTATGAAGGTTTTCAACATAAACCTGTGTTGCAACAGGAACATTTTGTTGATAAGGCAATAATTGAATTCCTAGCCCGAAATTAGGACCTTGACTAATTTCAGCAGAAGAAACAAGATCTACATCTAATTCATATTTATTACTAAAATTTAAGTCACGACTTGCAATTAAATTCAAATCAAGTCCATTTTCAGGAATTAATTCTATTTTTTTTACATCAAGCTGAAAATTACTCATTAACCTTCCGCTAGCCAAACCAACACCATAAGCAGAATTTGATACCGGACTTAAAAATTGTAATTCCGCAAATCCATCTGTATCCAGTTCAAAAGTTGTATCTAAAACATAACTTAAAACCTGAACATTAACATCTTTTTTTGATTTATAACTAATAAAAAAATCATTCTCTAATCGATAATTAACTCCTTGACGATTACTAAGCACCTCTACACCATTTAACATTAATCTATAAAGCAAAAAGTTATCAAAATGTCCACCAGGTATTCCTGTATTTATAATCCAATTTGCACTAGCTAAAGGGAAAAAAAGTCCAAAAAATTCAACATCTATTTTTATACGATATTTTTTATTTTTATGTAAATAAGGCTTTATTTTAGATTTAAAATAATTATTCAAAGCATCATTTTCTGAAACAACATAAGCATCACCAATATTACCCCCCAGGGTTCCAAAAGAAAATCTATGTTGATCTTTAAATACTAAATTTAAAGCACCTACTTTTAGCCAATAATCTAAATAGGAAGTTGTTTGACTTGTTTCATCCCATTCGTTGTTTGTCATAATTCCAAAATAGGCATCACGATCAACCAAATCATCCGGAAATAAATTATCAGAACTTTTACCTGTATAATTTATAAAAACTTCTTTTAAAGGTGATTTGATTCCAAAATTTAATGTTCCTTTTACAAAATCAAATTGCTGCTCTTTTCGAGTAAATTCTAAATTACTTTCAAAAACACCAGCTTGATCAAAAAGCATGGCGATTCCTGTTTTTTCAAATTTTCTATTTACCCCTTCAATATACCAATAACCTTCAAAAGACCGAAGTGTTAATAAATTTGATTGTAAAACAGACGACAATAAATCATATAAGTTTTCACCTTTCTTACCATCAAAATAAGTATTCAACTCTAAGTTTAAATAATACCACGGAATTAAAGCTGATTGAGGAACCATTGCGGGCATTACAACAAACTTTTGACTCAAACCCGTTTGTGCCATTATTTCAGAAAACAAACGCATGATATTAATTTTTCTTGCATATTCCCATGGTTTAAAATAGGAAGCTTTCAAGGTTCCAATCATGTCGGTTGCAGAAAATTCAACAAATAAATTACCGTTTTGATAGGGCTCTTTATATAAATCAGCTAATAAAAATCCCTGCCAAATCAGTTTTATATTTTCATCAGAATCAATTGCATTTAATTTTACTTTAAATCTTTTTTCATCACCTGTGAAAAGATGTTTAAAATGAGCATCTTCCGCATTTGGAACACGCATATCAAACTTTAATTCAGAAGTCATTAATGGCTCTAAAATTGATTCACCAGAATCGAAAACTAATTTAGGAGCTGATTGCCGGGTAAGTTCCACAATCAAATCAAGTTCGTTTTCGTAGGTGTCAATTATTTGAATAGAAAAATCAGCGATTTCAAACGCTTCAGGAACAACCACCGGAATATCATCAATCAATTCAGTTCCTGCAGTAATAGCACCCGCGGTTGTATTTAAAATAGTTGTTACTGTTGCATCGCCAGGAACAGGAAAATCTAAGTAAACAAACGGATATTCTATACTAACAACCAATGTAGGATAAGCCAATTGAAAGTTTGTATAAATATTTTGCAACGTATCTTCAGCAGTAGCTCCAATTTGTATTTGATTACTATTTACCGGAACACCATTAATAAAAGTAAAAGCCTGTGTGCTCGAATAACTTATATCCGGATTTGCCACAGTTATAACCAATGTGCTCCCATGAACAGGATTTGAATCGATTTCTATTGTTATTCTGCTTGGCATTATCTTTTACGATTATTTATTTTATCTGTTCTATCCAACACAATTCTGATTTTATTACCATCTAAAAGAATATCCTGCACACCAATATTCACATTAGATCCCGAAGCACCAGCAAGCATTCCGTATAAGCTTTGTTGTTGTTTACTGTTCAAAATCAACTCACCACTATTTACACGGGCTAATATTTTATCACCGTAATAAGATGTACCGCCAATAACACCACCCGTTTCAAACTTTGGAATAGCCGCAAAAGCAGCAATAACACCAGCAACAGCCGTTGCAATAAAAGCTGGGGTTGTAAAAACAGCACCAGGGCCTGTTGCTGTTCCTGATTGAGTTGCACCAACAATAACATTTGCTATTGCTACTGATAATAATTTAGTAATTGTTTGCAACAAAACTTTTGCAAAACCTTCTAATCCTGTTTCCGCCAATCCTAAACTTTCAATAAAAGAATTTCCTAAACTCATAAAAGCTTCACCAACAGAAGAAGCAACAACACTCGTCATTTCATTCATGGCTTGCATTTTCAACGAAAGAGAATCCATTGAAGTTGCTAAATCATCAGTCAATACTTTTCCGGCAATTAATCCTGTTTTATCAAAATCGCTTTTAATAACAATCGGTTCAATTTTCTTTGGAACAAAAGACAATGTGTCAATTTCCTTTTGCAAAAGATTGATTTCATTTTGAATTAAGTTATAACCGGCTGCCGTAGTAACTTGTTCCTTTTGAAGCTGTTTCAGTTTAGCAATTTCAGCTTCAAAATAAGCAATGGTTCCTTTTTTAACTAAAGCTTCTTTAACTCCACCAAGTCCGCCGGTAGCAGTAGTTAATTGCTCAGTACCATTAATAATACCTTCAAGCAGTTTTTGTTCTTCATTATAAAAATCAGCAATCACTTTTCCACCGCCGGAAACTGTTTTCTTTAATCGTTCAAATTCTTGAATTTCTAAAGCAGTACCGTTCGATTTTAATTTGCGTTCCTGTTTCAACAAAGCTTCTTTTGCTTTAAGTTGTCCGAGTTCTAAAGCAAATCGTTTGTTTGCTAATTCTTTCAATTCCGCTTCAGCGGCTTCAACTCTATATTTTTGCAATAAAGCATTAGTGTAGTTTTCAACAGCCACTTTTGCTTTATCGGTATTTATTGTTTCTAAAGTCAAGTTACCCAAAAATTCAGGCGAAAGTTTGTTTAAGTCTTTAATAGCTTTTTGACGTTCAACATCGCTTTTGTTTTTGTCTTTTGCAATAGCCAATAAACGATCTAATTCAACCCGTTCCTTTAATAAATTTTCAGAAGCCTTTTCGTTTATTTTATCTAAGGTTGTTTTTGTTTTAACCACTTCTTTTGTGGCCTGACTATAAGCATATAAAGCACCAACCACTAATCCAACCGCCAAAGCAATTGCACCAAACGGATTAGCCGCAATCGTAGCCGTTAAAGAAGCAAAAGCAACTTTTACCGCTGCAAACCCGGCAACCATAGAAGGAACCAAAGTCAACACGGTTCCGATAACAGTTAACAATGGTCCGATAACAGCAACTAAACCAGCCACAACCACAATTGTTTGTTTCACTCCTGGTGACAAATCACCAAATGATTTCACCATTCCATTCAAACTTTTCACCACATTAGTAAAAGCCGGAAGAATAATTGCACCAAATTGCTGACCTACTTCTTTTAAAGATTCCTGAAAAACACGCATTTGATTAGCCGCACCGCCCGAAGTTCGAGCAAAGTCACCTTGTGCGTTTTTAGTGTTTTCCATTACATAAGCGTAACGCAATTGCACCTTTTCAGCTTGAGTAAAACTCTTTATGTTTTTTTGAATTCCTTTTTCTAAAGCAAACTGAGCCAAATTAGCTTCAGTCATTACAATTCCTAATAGTTTAAGCGATTCGGTTTCACCCGTGAAAACACCATTCAAAGCCGTAGTAGCCTGTTCAATCCCGATGTTTTTAAAAGAAGCTAAATCACCGGCTAAACCTACCAATGATTTTGATAATTCAGCTGCTTCACTTTGTGGCAATCCCATTGAAGTTGCCATATCACCAAACAGCGAAGCCATATCTAAAGCTGTGCCTTTTGCAATACCAAAAGTTTCTAAGGTTGTATCACCAAAAGATTCAATGGAAGAAGCGGAATTTCCGAAAGCAACGTTTACTTTATTTAAACTTTCTTCATAGTCAGAAGCTAATTTTACAGAAGCAGCACCAACGGCTAAAAGCGGCAAAGTAAGCCCAATAGATAAAGCACTACCAATCTTTTGAAATTCTTCACCGGTTCGTTTAATATCCCGCAAAGCCGATTGCATTTCGCTTGAAAATTGTTTCAAGTCTGCCGTGAACTTTACGTTAATGGATGCTAATGAAGCCATAGTAAATAATTTGCATAAAATTAGACTTAGCCATTAACATTTTTATGCAACTAAGTTTCCTTTTTTCAATTTACCAAAACAAAAAAAACCTGTCTTTCGACAGGCTTTTACCAAACAAACAATATAAAACCAATTTTAGCACCTATTATTATTCAAGTCATAATTTTTCCAAAACTCGATTGATTGCTGTACTTCTTTTCGTTGTTCATTTATTTCTTCTTCCGTGAGTGTTTCAATCAAATCGTTTTCCCAATCGAATTCCATAATGTCAGTTTCTTTCAATCCACGTCTGGCATGTGGCATAATTGAAGCAAACATTAATTTTCGTGTGGTTACTAAAGTAAATTTTGCATCGGCATCACGTTTACCAATAAACCCTTCACGATACAAAAAAAACTCTTTTGGTGTCATTTCATAGAAATCAGATAACCTGATTTCCATTTCGCCACATAACACAATCAGAGCATCAAACGTGAGCGGCGTATCTTTTTGGCCGCTTACTACTTTCCCGGATCTTCTTCTTTTTTATGTGAAGGCATTGAAGAAACAAACTCCTTCATTATTTCCGGAATAACCGCAATGTTTTCCACAATCGATTCAATCACTTCAGCAGTTTCAAAATCAGCAAAAGTTTTTTTGTTTTCTTTATTAGCCACAATAGCAGCCACAATAATATCAGCCAAAACTTCCATTGTGGCAAAACTCAAATTAGGTTCTTCAGCAGTATTATTTACATCGGTAGTAGCATAATCACCAAAAACCGACATCACATGTTTGAGCACATCGTTGAAATTTTTCATTTCCCAATGCTTACCTAAGATGTAAAAAACTTTGAACCCAAAAGTGAGTTCAAAGTTTTTTTTATTAATTTTAATTTTCATAACATTATGTTACAATGATTGCAATTTCCTGCGTTACAGATCCTGCTGCGTTTGTTACTCTAATAAAAGCTCCTAAGTAGTTACCTACAGGTACTGCGTTTGTCCAGGAAATCAAACCTGAAGTAGCGTTTATTGTTACACCTGAAGGAATTGTTCCTACCAATTCGTAAAGCGTTGGCGTGTTAGAAGCTGTAGTTGCACGTGTTCCAGCAGTTCCGTTTGTAATAGCTATTACACTTGAAGAACTAATTACAGGAAGTGCCCCTACAGTTGGTAAACGTGTTGCTGTGAAATCACCATTTCCTTGAAAAGAGAAATCACCGGTTGCTGAACCTTCCGTTGGAGCTGAGAAATTAACACCGCTCATGTAAGCATTTCCAGCAATAACCACTTCCTGACCAATGTTTGTCATGAACTGAATTGTCACTTCTTCCTGAGCTAAATATTGCTCTAATAATTCAAGTGTATCGAAACGATCAGTATCTAATACATCTTTGTCCACAAACAGCGTGTTTGCCGTTACGGACCATTCGTAATTGCCAGGCGTTTGAACGTTTCCGTTCGTGTCCTTAGTTGCAATTGATTCAAAATTGGTAGATGTTGAAAAGCCACATTCAGTTGAATGCAATAATGCTTTTCCACCTACAAAAATTCTAAGGTTTTTACCTTTATAAATTTTTCTTGCCATTTCTATTGATTAATTAAAAAGTTTATAATTCCAACAAAGGATTGGTTGTCTTCGACAAAGTCCATTGTTGCTGCTTGAAAATCATATTCATCTTGTATTGCAGGAATGATGCTTTCTAACAACGTAGCCATTTCGGTGTAGTTGTTGGCATCAAACCAAAAATAGGCAGTTACACTATATTCATCACCATCTTTACTTTTGCCTTCGGCACGATCAATCGTGTAGGTTGCAAAAGGAAAGCTTGTTCCTTCAGGAGCTACTACCGGAAAAGGTCTGTTTGCTCCAAAAACATCCACATAAGGCTGTTTGGTAAGGAAAAAATCGGCTACTTTTATTGAAACTATTATCATGCTAATTTATTTATTCGCCGTTGGAGGAATGCTGCCATTCTTTTTTCGGCATCGTTTGTCACACCGGCTTGTGTTTGTTGATATGCTTTTCGTAAAAAAGGATTTCCTTTTGTTCTTGAAACGGCTGCGGAATCATTTGCACCACGGGCACGTTTACGTTTAAAACCTGCTCTATATACATTTATACCTTCATGTACAAAGTGAGCATACCAGCCATCAAAAGAACCTTTTGCACGAGCACCAACATAAATTGTTGGATTATCTTTTGCATTGCCTTTTCGTCCTTGTATCAATCCAAGTGATTTTTGCAAATTTCTCGGATTAATTCTTTTTCCCCTGGCAACGTGTGCTTTTTTAGAAATAGGAACCAATGTTTTTGAAGCATCCAACGTAGGTTTTGCTACTTGCCGTAAAATCAAAAGCATTTCACGCTTTTTATCTTTATCGTTTGCCAATAGCTTTATTTTAGCTTCGAGTTCACGAAATCCGGTGACGTTTACATTAATTCCGCTACTCATAAGCTTTGCACACTAATCGAACATGATCCTTTCTTCCAATTTCAGCAACATAAACCACTTCAAACGTTCGTTCATCATCTACAATCACCAGGCGTTTTTCCGTTAACAATTCACTTTGCCATCTAACTACATAGGCTCGGCTGTATAAAGCTCTTACTTTGCCTTCTACATCTTCACCACCGGACAAATCATCCATAAAAGCCCAAGCATCGGTTATTTTAACCAACGTTTCTTTTCGTTCCCCCGAAGTGTTTGCTAGCAATGTTTTTTTATTGATAACAATGCGGCGGTCCTTTTGCCCTATGAATGGTTTTTTATCCATCAGAATAGTTTGTATGGTCTAAGCAATTTAGTTGACATTGTCAAAGGCACTTCCACTCTA